AGAAGCTGTAGAGGGTCAAGGTGTGGAACTCCTTGCACTCGCGGTACATCACACTTCCAAAAGGAGGCAATGTATGGAAAAGAAACTTTCCAACGCTATGTGTAAGACGCTCCGATCTTGCGGTTTGCCCAAGAGAGAGACCCTCTCCATCCTCAATACCGTCCAGAAATGGTACGATTCTTGTGGAGTGGAGTGGACAGTAGGAAGGTTGAAAGACCTTCACCACTGGTATATCACTCTCAAAGCGGGAAACCCCGTGATCCCTTCTTGGTCAGGACACCATAAGGATAACACCCCTAAAGGGTGCTTCCGTGTGGTGTTCCGGTTGCATAACACCCAACGTGCATTGGCTTGTTTGTCAATACACACTGTCTTTGAAAGCCCAACCATACTGCGCAAGCAGCTGGAAAAGGAACTTCATGGACTGGGAGGAAACAACCTTACCGTTGTGGGAGCTGGGGAGTGGCTAGCCACGCACTCCTTGCATAACAACCTCATTCAGAGCCTTATTGGCCCTGAGTTTTGGAAGATTAGCAAGAAGTACCCTATGACTCCTAAAGTCCCGTCGTTTGCCATGCTTACAGCGGATAGTATACCGCTTGGCAAGGCAGTTGTATCAATGCAGCACCTCTCTGATACCTCAAAAGATATCAAGGCTGATGTTGCAGAGACGTATGCCCAAAGCTGGCTGACAATGCCTTCACCAACAGTGGAATATCTGTTGGCGATTGGAGCAGAGCACCAGCTGCCCCCTGTATATGACAAGGTAATCTCATTCATTAAGGAGGGATGGTCCAAACTTGATGGACTTCCGACCTCTTCTGAATTTGGAAGCCTTGTTGATACAGAGGTGAACTCTCGGTACCAGGTTTCGCCCTGGCTGGGAGTGGACAATTACGCCGGAAGGATAAGTGCTATCCAGGAGCCTTCGCTGAAGGCGAGGTGGGTGGCTAACCCAAACCGGGTTATGCAGAACTACCTTGAACCTCTGGCGGAGTTCTGGTATGGCGTCTTGAAGCACTTCCCTAGCGATTGTACCTTTGATCAAACAAAGGGAGTTAGGTGGGTGCAATCACAACTGCAAAAGGGTGTCACCCTTAGCGGAAGTGATTTGACGAGCGCAACCGATCTGCTTAGCCTAGATGAGGGCTTAGCAATGGTCAATGGGATGCTCCTTGGACACTGCTCCAGCCGGTTCTTCCGGTTTGAGGAGAGTTTACAAGGGCATCAAGTTGACTTTTCAACTAGTCGGCTCTGGGACCACTTCCATGTGGATCCAGGTAAGGCGCAAATTTGGGGT